TGTTACTATGGTGCGTTACAAATGGTAACAAATAAATCCATTTCTGTTTTAGACCTGCCTGTTTATTATTGTCGTTCACGCTTTAAAGACATGGAAGGCAATGAAATAGTTGAATTTAATGTTACCTATTTTGATTCTATACACGATGAGGATTATCGTAAGAAAGCTTTAAATGCTTATCCAAAAGAAGTTGCCAATTGGTATAGACGCTATCGTGCGCGCAAAGTTAAGAGTCCTTGGTGTTATTTACCGGGTGATGTGGGGATTTGTATTTCTTTACTTGACAGTGCAGCGCCGATGTTCTTAAATATAATTCCTGCGGCTATTGAATATGATAAAGCCAAAGAATTAAATAGAGAACGCGATTTGGAAGAAATTCGTAAAATATTAGTTCAACATATTCCGCATTTAGCCGATGGGGGTTTATTGTTTGAGCCAGAAGAAGCCTTAGAGATGCATAAGGGCGCGGTTGATATGACAAAGGGTAATAAGAATTTAAGTGTTCTAACTACCTACGCAGATGTTGAAGCGGTGGTTTCAAAGACTGCAAATGACAACGCTCTTAATTCAGTTGATAAGGCGCTTACTAATATTTATGCTGAAGCTGGTTCTAGTAGTCAATTATTTGGAACTGATTCCAATCTTTCATTAAGTACTTCTATTACGAATGATATGGCATTGATGATGGTGGTTGCTAGAAAATTAGAAAATATGGTAACTTTTATTATTAATCAAAAATTTGGCAATGCAAACATAAGTTTTAATTATAAAATTTTACCTATATCATTTTATAATCAAAAAGATTATGTGGAAACAGCTTTAAAACTTGCTAATTCTGGCTATAGTTTCTTGATGCCGGCGCTAGCGATGGATATTTCTCAACGTGAATTAAATAACTTAAAAGATTTAGAAAATGATGTGTTAAAACTTAAAGAGAAACTTTTACCTTTGAGTACTTCCTATACAGAAACAGGAAATGTCGGACGTCCAGAAAAGGACGCGCAGGATAAAAGTGCTAAAACAATAGCTAATGAAGAATCATTAGATAGAGGAGGTTCTCAATAATGGACAAATTAACCAAATTTTCTCTTTCTATTTATGGTGATATTACTAGCTATAATGAAGTTTTATCAAAAGCTAGATGTAGAATTTTTTACACCGGCGCTAATCGAAATGGTACTTATATTACGGATGAATTCGCAAATAAATTAATTTCAAGCTTACCATATGTGCCAGTTAAAGGTATATATGATACAATGAAAGACGATTTCACCGACCATGGAAGAGAACGATATGAAGGACGTATCTATGGTATTGTTCCGGAAAATCCTAATTTTGCATGGGAAGAACACCTTGACATAGATGGGGTAAAGAGAACCTACGCTTGCGTGGATGTGTTACTTTTTACTGGTATTTATAAACAAGAAGCTTTTGATATAGTTCAGAAAGCTCAATCTATGGAATTATATGCTGATTCTATTGAGGGTGAGTGGCAGTTTATAAATGGAAAACGCTTTTTTGTATTTACTGAAGGACGTTTTCTTGGACTTCAGGCTTTAGGTGAAGATTATGAGCCTTGCTTTGAGGGTGCTGCATTCTATACTCTTGTAGATTCAATTAAAACATTAGTAACCGATTTAGAAAATTCTGATATTTTTCAAAAGCAAAACTTGGGAGGAGAAAAACATATGAATTTTAAACTTTCTGATAATCAGAAGTATAATATGCTTTGGACTCTTTTAAACCCAAGATTCAATGAAGAAAATGAATATATCATGGACTATGCGGTTTGTGATGTATATGATGGCTATGCCGTAGTTTTCAAGTTTGAATCTGGCGCTTATGAGAGAGCTTATTATACAAAAGATGATGAAACAGATTCTCTCTCCATTGATAAAATGGAAGTTTGCTATATTGTAGATGTAAATGAAGAGGAAAAGCGTGCGCTTGATGTTCTTCATGCTATGAATAGCAATACTTATGAGAAAATTGATGAAGTAGTTACAGAACTGAAAGAAAAAGTTGATAGCTTTAGCTCCAAAAATGAAGAGAATGAAGCTACAATTGCGACTTTACAACAGGATAATGAAACACTTCAGAATGAATTAAATGAAAGCAAAGAAAATTATTCTGCTACTTTAGAGCAAGTTCAAACTTTAACTGAAGCTAATGCCGCTCTGCAAGAATTTAAAGATGCAAGCGAACTTCAAGAAAAAGAAGCTGTTATTGAGAAATATGCAATGCTTCTTGATGAAGATGAACTGAAAGGCTTCAAAGAAAAGATTGATGAGTATACTAGAGAAGAGTTAGATAAGGAACTTGCTTTCGTACTGGTTCAAACTAAGTCAACTATTTTTACTCACGATGAAAGTGGTTTTGTTCCGAAAGATGAACCGCAGCTCAGTGGAGTTGAGGCCATTTTAGAAAGACAAAAGAATAAAAAGAAATAATAACGGAGGACTTATTATGGCTTTAAAAAGACTTGTAATTGACGGTTTTGGTCAATTAGAACTTAACCAAGTAGCCTTCCCAAGAGATGGCAGGGTTGAGGCTCAGTGCGCTCTCGACGATACTGATTTTGCTTCGGTTCCTGCAGAGAACGGAATGTTACTTGCGGTAGATAGAGTCAACAGAAAGGTTAAGTTTGCCACTGATGATTCTATGCCAATTGCTCTTAATTATACAACTGAACATATGTATGACGAGAGAAATAACGCACTGAAGGACTTCAAGCTTGAGATTGGTAGTTTCCTTCCTAGACTTGGTTATCTTTCAGTAGGTGAAATATTTACAACTAACTGCATTAGTATGGATGATGGCGAGTTTGCAGACGAAGACGCTCTTAAGGCTGTTGATCTAACTGCTACTCCGCTTTATGGTGGAATTAGTGCGAATGGAGCTATTAAGGTTTCCGCTACTAAGCCTACTGCTGGTCCTGTTCTGCTTGCTGTTGAACAGACAACTATGCCGGATGGTCAGTTTGCTATTAAATTCCAGGTATTAACTGCGTAATAAAAGGGGGTAATGAAATGACTATACAAGAAATGAAAGAATTAGCCCTTTGCGCGGCTAAGAATGAAGCACCAGCTAACTACTCTATGGAGAATGTTAATGATGCATTAGTAGAGGCTCTTAGAGAGTTAGGTGGTTCTGTAAATCAGTTCATGAAGAACAGATATGACATTTATGATATTATAATTGAAGCTGCTGACGAAATCGTTCCTAATAAGGTTATTGATGCTGTTGGTATCTTTGCTGAGGTTAGACAGGTTGGTCAAGGCCAGAAGGCTCTCTTTAGAACTAGCCTTGGAAAAACTAGAGCTAAGAAGTTCTTAACTCAGGTTGGCCTCTCTGGTGTATATGAGACATTCAGACTTGACAACAGCACATTCGAAGTTGGCGCTTATGCTATCGGCGGAGCTTGCAGAATTGATTTCGAGAGAATGCTTGATGGTGCTGAGAATATGGCTGAACTCGTAGCCATTCTTACTGAGGCTCAGACAGATGCTGTATATCAGCAAGTTCAGAAGGCTCTTCGTAATGCAGTTTCCAAGACAGGCGTTCCTGCTAACAACAGAGTTGTTGGTAATAAGTTCGTTGGTGACGATATGATGAAGCTGATTAGCACAGTTAGAGCTTATGGTTCTGGCGCTGTAATCTTTGCTCCACCTGAATTCGTCGCTGCTATGGGCCCAGATGCAATCGTACCGGTTCCTGCTAGTGGAAATTACGGTGGCGTATATCACCCACAAGATATTGATGCTATTCATAACAATGGATACATTAACCTGTTCAGAGGAACACCGATTGTTCAGATTCCACAGTCATTTATTGACGAGTCAAATACTGATACTTGGATTGACCCACAACTTGCTTATGTACTGCCTACAGGTGGTGAGAAAGTTGTTAAGGTTGTATTCGAGGGTAACACTCAGATGTATGACTTTGTTAATAGAGACCAGTCCATGGAAATTCATACATATAGAAAGCTGGGTACAGCTATTCTTTCGTATCATAACTGGGCTATCTATAAGAACAGTGGAATTCCACAGACTTATAAAGAAGTTTATAATATTTAGTCATAATGGGGAGGGGTTCATCCCCTCCCTTATTTGCATTTAGGAGTTAAAAGGAGTAAATTATGGAAGAGAAAATTAAGGTTGTAAATTTAATTTCTAGCAGAGTTAGTGTTGATGTGCCGGACATTAAGTTAAAAAGAGTTTGGGAAAAGAAAGGAGCAGTTAAAACTATTCCTTTTGACCAGCTTGAAGAGGCTATGTATGATCCTGGTGTAGAGGCATTATTCCAAGAAGGTGTTTTAGGAATTGATGATTTAAAGGTTAAGCAAAAACTCGGATTAGAACCAGAGGATGCGGCTGAGCCAGTTAATATCATAATTCTTAACGATCAGCAAAGAAAACGTTATTTAACGGTTATGCCTTTAAGTGAATTTAAAACTAAAGTTCAAGAGTTACCAATTGAGCAGGTTAGAGAGCTTGCACAGTTTGCAATTGAAAATGAGTTAGTTGATTTTGACAAGGATTCTATAATTAAAGAAATGGTTAATGTAGATATTATCAAGTCAATTGAACTAAATAAGGCAGACCAAGAAGAAGAAAAGAAATAATTAAGGAGTTACTAATGGTTTCAGTTTATGATGTATATGATGCTTTTCTAGCGAAAATGCTAGAAGATGAATGGTTAAACTGGACAGAAGAAGAAAGAGAAGAAGATTGGCGGGCTTTATTGAACGCTGCTATTCCTTACTTTAAGTTTCCAAGAGTTAGCTTAGAAATTAATAGTAATGACGACTTTGTTGATGAAAACATGTCGAACGAAGAAATTCAAATTCTTGCAACCTATATGAAATGTGAATGGTTGAATAGAACTATTTTAACTTGGGAGAATGTTAAGCCATTATATGTGGAGAGGGATTTTTCTCAAGCAAATTTAATAGACAAGTTAAGGAAGTTATTGGAAGCTGAAGAATATAAAGCGTTAAAGTTGGAGCGTATTTACTATCGTTCTAGAAAAGGCCTGCCGTTTACTTATAGACAA